ACCTCCTCTTCCAGTGCCACGGTCATGGCATCGACGCATTCCTGTTTGGATGCGGTTTTTGCAGGTTTCAGAAACGGTTTTGCAGGCTGACCGTGCTTGCCGTATTCCAGAATGTTGGCGAGTTTAGCGTTGCTGCCGCCGTCCGAGCGTGGCTCGGCAAAGCCGACCTTGACATCGTGATTGCCGTCCCGGTTCAGCTTGGAGGGTGAAAGGCCCAGCGCACCTTCTAATTCGCCGGTGGAACGGGAGTCATATTTCGTACCCTTACCCACAACGGAGGAGAGGTTGCTACGCACCTTGGCGAGAACCACCTCGCCACCGGCTTGCAAAACGGAGTCCGCAACGCTGTCAAAATCGCTGCCCAAGCGGGAGATTTTCAGGAGGAATTCCTCCGGCAGTTTCATTTCACACTTTGCCAATGGTCGATTCACTCCTTTTTGCTAAAATCTCGATATACATTCCACGGCCTTTTACATTCTCCACGGAAACGATGTCGTACCGTCCGTCCTCCGTAATAAGAAAATGGTCGGCAGTGACCGTCAGACCGGGAATGCAACGAAAGCGGAACAGGTCGGTGGCTTCGCTGAATGCGGCGAGGTTTGCCCAACGCTGGGAGCCGTGCCGACCCTCCCGGTAGACACGGACGGAAGCGAGGACTTCATCCTCAGAATGAGTAAAGCCTTCGCTGTCCTTGACTTGGCGGGTTTCCACTATGTCGGCAAAGCCGTTCATTTTTCCGAAACTCATACCTGCCACCGCCTATCCAAACGGAGCAGCAGATTGACCGTGTTCCACACCTGCTGTGCCGCTCCGGTGTTATCCGCAAAGAAACCGCCTGTCGAGCCATCTCTCGATTCATAGAAGTGGGAGGACAGCATGATGACGGCCTGCTCCGTAGTGGGTGGCATGGGGTTCTCTTTGTAGAACCCCTCCGGGATATGCTGGTAGCTTTCGGCGTAAGAAACAGCGGCGGAGATGTAGCTTTTCAGCAATGCATCATCCTCCGTGTGTTCCAGAATGAGATTGGCTTTCACCTTGGTGAGCAGTTCGTCCATCACCGCCGCCTCCTTCCTTATTCGGTTTTCAGCTTGAGAATCTGCACCGCTTCGGGCAGAATCAGCTTGCCGTCCACACGCTCCTTGGCAACAAAGCCCACCATGCCGTTTCCGGCAAACAGCTCCTTCAGCTCCGCAATGGAACGGGAGCCACGGTCGCCGATGTTGTAGTAGCTGAAATCACCGAATGCGACTGCGGCCTTGCCGGGAGCAGGAAGCGGGAAATACGCAGAGGTGTAGATCTTGTAGCCAAGCACACGGTCAGGCTCACCCGCCTGCAGAGAGGGCTGCCACAGATACTGGCCCGTGCTGTCCTTCAGTTTGCGGAGTTCTGCAACGCAGGCGTCGTTGGCGAGGAACACAGCGTTCTTGCGATAGGGACGCTTGAGGGAGTACACCAGGTCGATGATCTCGTCGGCAGTCACCTTGCCGGGGGACTTCGTAGTCACACCGACCTGTGCGCCGCCGGTTTCAGCGAGGATACCCAGGGGCTGACCGGTGCCGTTGCCGTTAATGAACGCATCCTCCTCGGCATTGGCCAGAGCCTTACCGAACTGCTCCAGAATGTAGTTTTCCAGATTGAATGCGTTATCGTAGAGCAGCTCCTCGGTCACCTTTACAGCAACATGGAGCTTGTGGGCATCCAGAATGATCTGGTCGAAGGTAGCATCACCGAAAGTCAGTGCGCCGCCCTCCTCGATCCACGCTGCTGCAGGCTTGGTGGCTGCGATGTTGATTTTGTGCTCGCCGCTGGTGGTGATGGCGGTGCCGAGAGAACGCATAACGTTTTCCTCGTTGAGCACCTGAATGAGACGGCTGTCATACTCATCCGGCACCAGATAGCCGCCATTGGCATCGATGCCCTCCTGCAGCACATTGCTGATCTGACGGAAGTTGGTACGCAGAGCGTTGAGCATGCTGTTGCATTATTTCAAACGGAAACAGATAATATACCTGTTGTTTCTACAGGGTTTTGTGTGTTGGACTGCAAAGAAAGTGTTAATCCAAGATTTGTTTTCAACTTCTGCCGTTCAAAAGCTTTTATTGAGGATATGGTTTCCCAAGCTACAGGCGCAAGTTATCCTGCGGTTAGCGATAAGATTGTGCGGGCTGCGAAGATTCCACAGTATTCCCTTGAACAACAAAATGAGATCACACAAACCCTTGATAGTGTTTCTTCAATTATTGAAGCACGAAAGCAGCAGCTCCAAAAGCTGGACGAGCTTGTCAAAGCCCGATTTGTCGAGATGTTTGGGAATCCTGAGTTTAACGAAAAAAGTTGGAAAACATGTAGGCTTGGAGATGAATGCAGGGTAATAAATGGTCGCGCATATAAGGCCGAAGAACTGCTTGACGATGGTAAGTATAGGGTACTTAGAGTTGGCAATTTTTTTACAAATGACAATTGGTATTTCTCAGACCTAGAACTAGATGATGACAAATATTGCGATGAAGGTGATTTGCTTTTTGCATGGTCAGCTTCGTTTGGGCCGAGGATTTGGCATGGAGAAAAGGTTATTTATCATTATCACATTTGGAAATTAGCAGACTATGAACACTGTCTAAATAAGGATTTCTTTGTAGAATTGTTGAACTATAACTGTGAGGTGATGAAACAAGGTACTCATGGAAGCACGATGCTACATTTTACAAAATCTCAAATGGAGGACCAACAGTTAATATTGCCTCCGATGGAACTTCAGAAACAATTTGCAGACCTCGTAGGGCAGACCGACAGAGCAAAAGCTGCTATACGAAAGACGATAGATAAGGCACAGTTTCTGTTTGACAGCCTGATGCAGAAGTATTTTGGATAAAGATTGTGCAAATATTACGATGAAATACATTTCTCTTATATAACTATCTATTTCTTTTTTACAGAAACGCTTGTATAATTGCATATAAGGAAATTGAAAAAAGAGAAAAACTAGCAAGGAGAAAATGTTATGTATTTCAACGACATATTTTTCAATCCCCAGTATGTGAATCCATACTATTACCTCCAGCAGCAGGAATACATCCGACAATTGAAACAGGATGCCGAAGTGCAAAAAGCCGCCAATGCGGTAAGAGACTTATGCAGAGCCGTTAAAAACATGGATGAACAGCATCAGAGACAAGCGATTTTGGCGTGCCTCAGCGTTTTTGCTGAAGAGGTCGGGTGGAGCGCAACAGCCGTTTAATTATTTAAAATATTAAATTGTTTTAGGTAGGAACCAAAGAGGAGAAATAATGAATATTACATTCATGATTGGCAATGGCTTTGATCTGCACCTTGGCATGAAAACCCGATTTACTGATATGTATGAAGGATATATCCAATCTCCTTCGGAAGATATCGTAATTCAGAGATTTAAAGAGGACTTAAAAGAGTCCGCCGGCGAAAGATACGAAAAGTGGAGCGATTTTGAGATCGCAATGGCAGCTCATGCAAAAGATTTTACGAATGAAAATGATTTTATAAAATGTGTGCGAAGCTTCAAAATGTATTTAGGTGGATATTTGAAACTTGAACAAGACAGATTCAATACCGAATTGCAAAAACTAACCAGAGAAGAAATCTGTGACGAAGCACGCAAATCCGTAGACTCTTTTTACAAATTTAATACGCCTAATGTTACAAACGCAATCGATCGGATAAAGAGCAGTAGCAAGTCTTTATCATATTCAATAATTAATTTTAACTACACAGAAGTCTCTGATAAAATTATGAAAACCGCAGGATGCTTTTATTTTGACCCGATACATATACATGGCCGTCTGTCTGGCGATATTGTGTTGGGAATAGATAATGCAGATCAGTTCGGTTCTATACCCTTCGTTTTAAGCCGGAAAATGAACCGTGCGTTCATTAAACCTGCCTTTAACAAGGAATTTGACGAAAACAGGGCAGCCAAAGCAGCCTCTCTTATAGAACGAAGTGATGTAATCTGTGTATATGGTATGTCATTCGGAGATTCTGATCTAACTTGGATAATGAATCTTCATGAGTGGATAAAGAAAGATAAAATGCATCACCTGTTTTACTTTGGCAAACAGAATGCTGAAAGGGGTTCTGCATGGGTAAGTGACTTGCTTATGGACGCAGAGGAAGAAAGAAAAAGGACAATTCTAAACAAGCTCAGCCTAGAGGAAGAACTGTTTGAAGATCAAGTTCATGTTCCCCTGACTGCTGATATTTTCGATTACCAAAGTCTAATCAGTAAAAAGAAAGAGACCTCGATAAGTGAAGAGAAAAAAGCTGAGTTACTAAACCGATTGAATGCGGCTTTGGTTGAAAGCCCCATAAATTAGCCGTCTATTTCACCAATAGTTATGTGTAAACCCTCTCCGTCACGGCGCCGTGCGCCGCGCCACCTCTCCCGGAGGGAGAGGCAAGTATTGAGGCGCGTGCTCTTCGATAATCCGTAACCCCCTTGGCTCCCTCTCTGGGGGAGCTGTCAGCCGCAGGCTGACTGAGAGGGCGTATTCACAAGGAAGTGAAGCCGTGATACCAAAGAACAACAGCCTCCTCCCCAACGCGCGCCGGCTGCGCCGCGAAATGACGCCGCAGGAACGAAAGCTGTGGTATCTTTTTCTACGCACCTATCCGGTGAAATATTATAAGCAGCGGATTGTTGACAACTATATCGTAGATTTTTACTGCGCCGCAGCAAAGCTTGTCATCGAGCTTGACGGCGCACAGCATTTCCAAGAGCAGGAGATCGCTTATGATGCCGAACGCAGCGGAGTTTTAGCATCGCACGGGCTGCTTGTGCTTCGCTTCTCCAACGCCGACATAAACGAGCGATTCGATCTTGTCTGCGAGCGCATAGACGAAATCACAAAGGAGCGGTTATCATGACCAACTTTGACAAATTCCTCTCTGCCGCGGAATTTGAACCCTTCGCTTCCGTGGCGGTCGCCGCCGAGCGGATCTTACATATCGATCCCTCCGCCTGTGTGCTCAACTGCCGGCGGGCGATGGAATTTGCCGTGAAGTGGATGTACTCCGTGGACAAAGCGCTGGTCATGCCATATCAGGATACGCTCGTCAGCCTTATGAACGCCGAGGATTTCCGCGACATCGTCGGCGCGGATATCTGGCGGCGGATGGACTTTATCCGCCGCGCTGGCAACAACGCCGCCCACACCGGCAAAAAGATCACCGAGGAGCAGGCGGCGCTGTGTCTGGAAAACCTCTATGTGTTTCTGGACTTCGTGGCTTATTGTTACGGCGAAAACTATACCGAGAGCCATTTTGACCGCTCCCTTCTGACGCAGCCCGCCGAGACTCCCGCTGCCCCGGCGCCGGAAGTGCCGGAGGCCGACCTTGCATCGCTCATGGCGGAGAACGCCGCGCTCAAGGAGGAGCTCACCGCCCGCCGCACCGCGCAGCAGCCGACCTATGTGCCGAAGCCGCTCGATCTTTCCGAATACAAGACCCGCAAGCTCTACATCGACACCATGCTCGCCGACGCCGGATGGACGGAGGGGCAGGACTGGCTCAACGAAGTGGAGCTGCCCGGCATGCCGAACAAAAGCGACGTCGGCTACGCGGACTATGTGCTCTACGGCGACGACGGCCGCCCGCTGGCGGTGATCGAAGCGAAACGCACCTGCGTGGATGTAGCGAAAGGCCGTCAACAGGCCAAGCTCTACGCCGATCTGCTGGAAAAGAAATATCATCGCCGCCCGGTCATTTTCCTGACCAACGGCTTTGAAACGCGCATTACGGACAATCTATACCCCGAGCGCCGGTGCGCCGCCATTTACTCCAAGCGCGATCTGGAAAAGCTGTTCAATCTCCAGACCATGCGGACGAGCCTGAAAAACGCCATGGTGGACCGCGCCATTGCCGGACGGTACTATCAGGAGGGCGCGATCAAAGCGGTCTGCGATGCCTTTGCCCGAAACCGCCGCAAGGCTCTTCTGGTCATGGCGACCGGCTCCGGCAAGACGCGGACAGTCATTGCGCTGTGCGATGTGCTGCTCCGGCACGGGTGGGTAAAGAACATTCTGTTTCTCGCCGACCGCAGCAGTCTTGTCACGCAGGCCAAGCGCAGCTTTGTAAATCTGCTGCCCGACCTTTCCGTCACAAATCTCTGTGAGGAGAAGGATAACTATACCGCGCACTGCGTCTTTTCTACCTATCAGACCATGTACAACGTCATTGACAGCGCGCAGGACGAGGAGGGAAAGCTCTTTACCTGCGGGCATTTCGATCTCGTGATCTGCGACGAGGCGCACCGCTCGGTCTACAATAAATACCGCGATATTTTCAATTATTTCGATGCGCCGCTGGTGGGTCTGATGGCTACGCCCAAGGACGAGATCGACAAGAATACCTACGAGATCTTTGAGCTGGAAAACGGCGTGCCGACCTACGGCTACGAGCTGGCGCAGGCCGTCCGTGACGGGTATCTGGTGGATTTCCTGTCCGTGGAGACCCGGCTGAAATTCATCGAGCAGGGCATCGTCTACGACGAGCTCTCCGACGCGGACAAGCAGGCCTACGAGGACACCTTTGAGGATGAAAACGGCGAGCTGCCGGAGAGCATCGCATCCTCGGCGCTGAATGAGTGGATCTTCAACGAGGATACGATCCGGCAGGTGCTGCACACCCTGATGACCCACGGGCTGACCATCGACTACGGCAGCAGGCTCGGCAAAACGATCCTCTTTGCAAAGAACCACACCCACGCGGAAAAGATCCTTGCGGTTTTCAACAGGGAGTATCCCCACCTGCCCGGCTTTGCCAGGGTCATCGGCAACTACATGACCTATGCCCAGAGCGCCATCGACGAGTTTTCCGACCCAAAGAAGCTGCCGCAGATCGCCATTTCCGTAGACATGCTGGACACCGGCATCGACGTGCCGGAGGTGCTGAATCTGGTGTTTTTCAAGAAGGTCATGAGCAAGGCGAAGTTCTGGCAGATGATCGGGCGCGGCACGCGCCTGTGTCCGGGACTGCTGGACGGCAGGGACAAGGATAAATTTTACATCTTCGACTTCTGCGGAAATTTCGAGTTTTTCCGCATGAGCAAAGGAAAACCTACGGCGAATACGATCGCCCTGCAGGGCGCGATCTTCCATTTGAAAGCGCAGATCGTTTATAAGCTGCAGGATCTGGCGTATCAGACGGAGGAGCTGGTCGCTTTCCGCAAGACGCTTGTGGACGATATGGTGCGGAAAGTCCGGGAGCTGAACCGCGAGAATTTCGCCGTCCGGCAGCACTTGAAGTATGTGGAGCTGTATGCCGATCCGAAAAGCTACAACGCCCTGACCTACGAGGATACGCTGCTCATCGGACAGGAGCTCGCCCCGCTCATCACGCCGGAGGAGGACGATGCCAAGGCGCTGCGGTTCGATGCACTCTTGTACGGCATTGAGCTGGCGTACCTCGCCGGAAAGACGTACGGAAAAGCGCGGAGCGACCTTTTCAAAAAAGTCTCTGCCGTTGCATCGGTGGCGAATATCCCGGAGATCGCGGCACAGTCTGAGCTGATCGATAAGATCCTGCACACGGACTATGTCGAGCGCGCGGGGATCAACGAGTTTGAGCACATCCGGAAAAGTCTGCGCGATCTCATCAAGTACATTCCCTTTGACGGAGCCATCTATACTACCAATTTCGCTGACGAGATCCTTTCCGTGGACTGGAAGGGATCGGAGCTGGAAAACGACGATCTGAAAAATTACAAGGCAAAAGCCGAGTTTTATGTACGG